AGCCTTTACAACGCTATTGTTTCCCGTAGCCAATCCTCAGGCATGTTAGACAGCTTTGTACGATTGGAAAGACTGGAACGAGACGTGGAAGAAATCAAAAAAGAGCTCGTCATCCTGAGATGTGAATCCGACAAAGATACCATCTTGGATAACGCAATCAGACGAGACACTAAGAAACGAGCACAGTACCATGCAAGCACTGACTAGAGCGGAAGTGGTGCAACGTAGGAAGTATTTCCTGACCCGAGCACAGAAGACTGCTGTAGTCTCTAAGGGATCTAAACGGGTGGGTGGCACAAGAATCTGTGCCATCTGCCAAACGCCACTGAGCCGAGTCATATTGACCACAGGGGGTACCCAGTCAATCAGGGAACACTACCATTGCAAAATGTCTGACATGCTGACAGTGAACATTTGCAAAGATTCTAAAATCTGTCAGAAAGTGCATGAGCTCCGGAGAAGGGAGGAAGAAAATGCTAGCCAACAGCCTTAGGGATAACTTGGACAGAGCCAAGAAAAAGAAATCGGCTAAGGAAGATTTGATTGAAGGCTTTAATGATGCCTCGATCACCTTGATCAAACAATTCATTGCCAATGTCAACTCTGGAACCATCCAGATTGATGATACAGCCGACTTGATGCGGTTGTTTAACATCTATACCCAAGTGAATGATATTCAATCAGGAGCTGCTTCAGGAAATGGCGCACCGCCTGCTTTATCCCGTACCCAAAAAGAAGTCATGGAGGATATGCTCCCATCTGACCGACAAGTGGTGAATGGTGAGGAAGAAGACATTATCGACTTGGACGCACTGATCGCTATGTCCGCAGAGGATATTCAACAGTTGATGACCAAACGTGAAGTGGAAGTAAATAGGGAAAACGAAGCTGCTTTCTAAAGGACTTACTTTTAGGAAGTGAGCTTTTTAGTTTTATATTTCGACAGTTTTGAAATAGCTTTGAAAAGGAGAGGAAGAAAATTTTATGTCCGAAATAACCGGAAAACAGATTGCCCAGACAGCCAAACAGATGTTCGGTACAGACCAGATTACCCAAGAGCAATTGGCTTATGTAATCGACATGCTGAGACCATCATCCTATCTGTTGCGTAATCACACAATAAGAAATCACCCGATGACATTTGTGATCCAAGACAGAGATACAGAGAAAGCACTAGCACATAGACCTTGGCAGATTCAGATACTGAATGACAGTCATAAGGATATTGCTATAATTAAATCGAGACAGCTAGGGCTCTCCGAGCTCGGAATTGGTAAGTTACTTCATTTTGTGGACACCCATTCTTACGATGCAGTAAAAGCTTTATATACATTCCCTAAACTTTGTGGGGACTAGGAGAGTAATCTCCTTGACTAAACTCTGTTAAACGGGTATAGTAGACTAATATACACAAACCAACGTACTAGTAAGAGAGGCTAAACCCTAGTGTATAAGGGCAGAGCTAACCCCGTAGTAATTAATCCTAGCTACACTCTATCTAGGAGGACAACTCTAACGACTAATGTTTCTAGGTAACTGTACAAACGGGTACAGCGAGAACTAGACAAAAAAATCTTGCTTTAGCTAAAACTACCAAACACTGAGGACAAAGGAGGTAACTATGACTAAAAGGAAAACACATGAAGAATTTGTTCAAGATGTATACAACCTAGTTGGCGATGAGTATACTGTGTTAGGTAAGTACACCCTCAGTAAAAACAAAATACTTTTGAGGCACAACCATTGCAAGAATAAATGGGAAACCAAAGCCAACAACTTCATTAGTGGTCAACGATGCCCTGAGTGCTCTAACAATTTTAAGTCTACAGACACCTTCAAATCCGAGGTTAAGGCACTATCTAACGATACACTAGACGTACTTGGGGAGTATGTGAATTGCACTACACATGTACTTATGCGATGCAAAATTCATAACCATACCTTTAAGAGTAGTCCAACAAACGTACTAAGAGGTAAAAAAGTATGTACAAAATGTAACGCAGAATACCTGAGTGAAGTACAAAGAAAGTCTGATGAACAGTTTTGCGAAGAGCTAAAACAAAGACATAAAGGCGCAATTGTGTGTGAGGAGCCCTACATTAACACCCATACCAAGCTGAGGTTTAGATGTTTGGTTTGTGACTCAGCGTTCAGTGCGGAGCCTAATGCAGTCTTACGGATCAGTGGGTGCCCAACATGTGCAACGTCAAAGGGTGAGATTACCATTAGAGAATACTTAGCTGCAAACAATGTTAAGTTTGAATCTCAGAGAACCTTTGATGATTGCAAACATGTTAGACCGCTTCCCTTTGATTTTTATATTCCATCACATAACTTGCTAATAGAATATGACGGTAAACAGCACTATGCTCCGGTGGATTTCTTTGGAGGTCTTGAGGGGTTTGAGTACCAGTTACTAAGAGACTCAATTAAGAACAACTTTGCAAAAGAAAATGGTATAGTCCTCCTCAGGATTCCTTACACAGTTGCAGGTAACGACATACACGTAGAGCTAGATAGATACTTTAAGGTTGGTAGCCTTTGTTAGCGCAAGAAAGTAAAGCAGAGAACCCTACACCTAAACGTAGGGTTATGATATAGTCTAAACTGACTGCTTCGAGCAGTGTTAAAGTATGGCGAAAGCCACAGTATAATTGACCAATGAACAAATGAGGAAATTTGTACAAACCCGTCTTGATCCCGTGTTGGAAAAGGGATACTATAGTACCATTGTGGACAAGGACATTAACTCTCTGACAGCTAAACGTATCAGAGACTCCTATATGTACTTCCGATCTAGTTCCCGACCTGGAGCTCTTGAAGGCGTGGATATCGACCTACTTGCTTTAGACGAATACGATCGCGTCCCGAAGCTTGCTGAAGCGTCAGCGATGGAGTCTATGTCATCATCAAAGTACAAAATAATTAACCGATGGTCAACACCAAGTGTGCCAGACGTAGGAATACATAGGCTGTTCAAGACATCGGATCAACACTGGTATCTACACAAGTGTGAAAAATGTAACTATTACAACCAGATGAGCTACGATGATTACGATTCTAGCTCAGTTGAAGCAGGTGGGAACATTCTTACAGTTAACCCTAATGGTGTAGACTTATTGGCTAAAACAGTAGTAGATGGCTCCTTCCAATTTGTGTGTAAGAAATGTGGTATGCCACTAGATCGTTGGTATAACGGGAGCTGGGTTCCAAAATATCCAGAAAGAACCAGAACAGGTGGGGGCGTTAGAGGATATAATATTTCGCAGTTAAACGCTGTATGGTTCTCAGCCGATGCGTTAAAGCGCAAAGAGTTGACATCGCTATCTAAGCAAGCTTTCTACAACTATACATTGGGTTACCCTTATGAGGATGCAAACTTGGCAGTAGTAGACGAAGACATTTATGAGAACGTATATGATAGTTTTGACCCTGTGCCTGACCGAGCTGACTATAGATTCATTTCTGTAGGTATTGACTGGGGTGTTCGACACTGGATCACAATTTATGGTATGACAACAGATGGTAAACTTGACTGCCTAAGGCTAGCCAGTATTGCTAAGACAGGTGCGACAGATGCACTTAATATTGGAGCTGATCTAGAAGCAATCAAGATGATACTTGCTCCCTATAACCCAGACATAATTATTTGTGACGTGGGAGACTCTGGTGACAAGGTAGCGCAGTTAATGAACTACTATGGAGCTGACAGAGTATTTGGTTGCCAGTATCCATCTACGCCAAAATCAACCGGGCAACTTGCGCCTACATGGAACGTAAATGCTAATCTTGTAAAAGTGGATAAACTGATGCAGAACAAGCGTATTATTGCTATGATGAAATCTGGTATGATCCGTTTTTACCAAAACCGTGCAGACAAGGAGCTACAGCTACTTGCCTACCACTGGAAAAATGTTGTAATCCGTGATGAGGAGGATGAGTCAAACGGAGAGTTTTACCAAGTAATTGGTAGGAAAGACGATGACCATTACAGCCAGAGCTCGGTTTATGCTATACTAGGTATAGACAGACTTAAAGAAATCTACTACGGTGATGGCAACTACACGTTCAACAGCACGTTTATTGACACTACGTTTGGTGCATATGCACCTGCCAAGCCAGATATCTTCAGCCAATTTTAGAAAGGAGGACTTCTATGGATAAAGAAGAAATGTTCCAAGCAATCATGAACAACATTATGGCTTCCTACACCGAGGGTAATACCCTCGAAGGAACCATATCAAAATCGTATCTACAGAGTCTAACAGGGCTTGAATTAGATGATGAACTCCAAGTACTCATCGACAACGAGGAGCTTACAGAAGACTTCGAGCATCTAGTCAAAATGTATGGGTTCGAGAGTTTCTATGACCTGTACCTTTTTGCTAAATCCAATGACGAGTATGAACAAGTATCAAAAGCCGGACAGAAGGAATTTGGAAAGCTGAAAAAGGTGAAGCGTACAGTTATCCGTAACGGGAGACCAACTACGATGACTTTCTATGAAGATCCTAACAAGCAAGGAGACAAGTCCAAGCA